ACAGGTGCCAATGCTTGTTCAACAATCTTACCCTGCACATCAAATATGTCATTCAACTTATCATCAACTGTTTTCTTCATTACGGCGTATATCCATTGTTGTTAGTTTGAGTTTCGGTTACTTCAAACTCAGAGTTTCCAGTAAATGTTTGAGTAGATATGATCGCTTTGTTGATTGCAGAACCGTCATCAATAAGATTAACATCATCTCTAACAATATACTTGAACTTCTTGATTGGTCCAAATAAATATCCTTTGACTGTAAAATCTAGTTGATACGTTTGAATTCTGCGAGAATCCATATCTCCTTCGTATGTGTCTGATGAAGTTACCGAATTCAACTCAATTGGAATATCCATGTTGAGTGCCATTTCTGGAATCATCTTCATTGTCACAGTAAAGTCTGGCGTAAAGAATGGCACAATCTGTTCTACAATTTGTGTGCCATCTTCGGTGTTTCTAAAAAGTGCGTGTAAAGAAAAATTAAAGTCATATGGCACAGGTGTGTGCATGAAGTTAAAATCTAATCCGCCAGTGTTTACACCTCTAGATATTTTGTGTGCGCTGTTTAATTTGCGTTGAGGGGCATATGCCATGCTAGTAAACTCAAATCCAAGCCTTGGTAATGTAGTAGAAATATTGCGATCCAAATCAGGATCGCTAGTCACTCTTTGAATAAACTTTTGTTTTGGTCCATACTCAATTGGAACGTTAACTGTTTGGAGTTTAGTTCCCGCAGTATCGTATCTGTCAACTTGAATTTCGTTGAACAAATTGCCAAACATAATTACGTAACGTCTTAGCGTTCCGTGGTAGAAGTCGTGTCCGAACATCATATTAGAAAGTCCTTGTCAATGAGAATGGGTTTTGTTCTGAGAAATCTAGAATATCATCGTCAATAATTTTCTGACCAATCTCTTCATTGTCTGCTGAAATCTCGGCTGCGACAACAACATCAGCTTCGTTGACAACAAATGTGCCATCTTCATGCAAGAATAAGAAGGCATCTTCATCAAGTAATTTTTCACGATTAGCAGTTGACAAGCTGTATTGATCTTCGATTCCATCAATATCAGCAACGTCAGTATTAATGCGTTCGCTAGAGTATTCAACTCTGTCACAGCGTAGTTCGTATGTGTAGAGTTTGCCTAACTGAAAGAAGTTCTCAATGTTTTGTGTAAATTTAATTTCATACAGACTTGCAAACATAGGAATCCAAATCATGTCACCTTCTCTTGGTCTCACAATGGCTTCGTAGTCATACTCTGACACATCATTTCTGTTACTCAGCAATTCATCTCCATCTTCAGTCAACATATTATATGAATATTCTGTGATTATAGACGTTTTTAATGATTGTGTGAATCGTTTTTGTGAAATAACAAATGTGACTGATTCGTCAATTTGCAGACCAAACTTTGCAAGAAAGTCTTCTTGCCCCGCAAAACCATCGAAACTTTTTACATACAATTCCATTTCAAGCGCATCATCAAAAAGCATAGACGCATCTTCGCCATAAATCTTATCTAAATTTACGTGCGTTCTTGGTAAGTAATAACCATCTATACCATAAATCTTAATAGATTCTATAATTAAATCTTCAACAAGACTTTGTTCCTGCTTGACAGGAGTATATTGATTAAAAAAACGATTGCGTGCCATTGTGATTAGCCTAGCATGTCAGTAACAGGTAGAGAATATGTGCTAATGACTTCTGCTTCTAATGCTTGAATTTCGTCTGTAGCTTCATCCCAGATTTTTTGTCCGTTGAATGTGATACCACCTGGCATAGAAAGCCCCTCAAACTTTTTAAGGTTTTCGCCCCATTGTTTTTTGATTTGTGCAGTACAATACTTTTGCAAGAATCTATCATTGTATACATCGGTGAATGTGTCAGCATCAATCTTTTGATATGCTTCAATGATAATGAATTCACCGACAGTCACTTTTGTGTCCCAAGACATGTCAATGTAAACTCTGTTGATGTGACGATTGAATCTGAGAGATTGTTTACCAACAAAGAGTTCTTCTGCCATTGCAACGTTTTGAAATGCCATGTAGTATGGCGCAAACGGACCAGTATTGAATGAATACAAATCATTCAAAGAAATCTGATATCGCAAGTTGAAAAGGTTGTTGGTAGAATAACTGTCACCAATGTCAAAGATGTTCATAACACCAATGACTGCATCTGGTACTGTAATGTATTTGTTTGTTATGTCAGTTTGCGTGACTGCGTGTGCTAGATAGACTTTCTCTGTTGCGTCATAGTGATAGTCGTAGTAATATTGAAATGCAATCTCAATGCAATCTTCAACTTGTTCGTCAGCTACGTTTATCTCTAAGAGAGGCGCACCTAGTCTTCTAAGGCAGAATTGCTTGAATTCTTCTCTGGTTGCTGGTTTGCTTGTACTCATTTACTTGTGCCCCTTAATGAATTTCATCTTCTATTTATCATTACCAAAACCTTCAATTTAACCAAACTAAATAAATTGCAACTTAAACTATGGAGAATTTATGGAAAATTTAGTAATTAATGTGGAACTGAGTGTAAATGAGGTGAACATGCTTTTATCTTTAATGGGCAAAACCTTGACAGAAACAGGATATTATACTATAATGATTAAGATGAGAGAACAAGCACAAGCACAAATTGATGGGTATAATAAAAGGTTAAAAGAAGATGGGGCGATTTAATCTTAGTCAAATAGTAACTACAGAAAACAAAAGCCTTGCCGTAATTGGTCTGGATCGTGATGGAACAATAATTGAAGATATTGGAGATTACATCACGGATCCAAATCAAGCTGTTCCTATATCAGGTAGTCTGTCCGCAATTAAAATGCTAAGAGACAGAGGACATAGAATTGTAATCATTACAAATCAAGGCGGCATTTCAAAGGGCATACAAACTCAACAACAAGTTGAGAATGTGCATAAACGTTTGCTTGAAATCTTTGGACAATCAGGAATAACGACTATCGATGCAATATACTATTCTATGAGTTCATCAAAGGACGACATTTTTGCAAAACCAAATGTTGGAATGTTTAAACGTGCTAAAAACGAATTGAAGGTTGATTGGAAAAAAGGATGGTATGTTGGAGATAAAATCAGCGACTTAAAAGCCGCTGATAAAGTTGGCGCAAAGCCAATACTGGTGTTGACCGGTCACGGAAAAGAAACGCTAGAAAAACTCAATACGTTTGCAAATCGTGAGTTGAAGAAAAAAACTTTAGTGTTTAATAATTTATTAGAGTTTGCAAAATCTATCTAATTCTTCTTGAGGTGCGTTATAGTGTGAATCGCCTCTATTCACGAAATCCATAACTAGATGCACCCTATCATTATCCGATTTATTTTCTACCGAGTGTGAAACATTATTGTTTATTCTGCATACGACACCAGCGGGCATAGGATAAACGACACCATTAATAATGAATTTTACATTTTGATCTGTTATGACTGGAAGATGAATTCTTTCACAGTTTTGTAAGTGATGCCCGCTATCTATATGTGTTGCTATAGATTTTTTTGCTGGCAATTTAATAAACATTGCACGGCCTAATACTCGACCAGTTAACTTTGATATCTTTTGAAAAAGTATATCGGCTTTAGTGCCTTCAATTATTTTTTCGTTTATATAAAATTTATCAAATACTGAATTTGTTTTATCTGCAAGATTATACAGAAGTGTAATGTCCGTCTGTTCTTGTGCATACAAGTTTTTTCTTTCAGAAACATCATTCCATAGAAAATGCGAATTACTTACATCTTCTAAGTAGTTTTTGATATGATTCTCATCATATTCAAATAATATTTCGTGATTAAATCCAGTTTTCATTTTTTTATCTGAAATCCAAAAGATATATTAATTCTAGGTTTACTTCCTCGAACTTCAACGGACGAATGATTGTACAAGCCCGCTTCACATCTCCAAAGCATTTTTTCTTTCACCTCAACAATATTATTTTCGTATATTGGGTTACCACCAACATCAGGCATACTACAAATTAAATTATACCGAGTGTGTATAAAACCTGGTTCATTGTTGTCTTTGTGCTTATGTATAGCACCGCCGTTTTCGTTGAAACTTATGAAGTCTCCAAATATAGGATCAAATATAAAATCATCAAGTTGTTCTGTTTCTATGATACGTGCTTTGACTTCATCAAATTCTTTAGGGACAGTATATCTAACTTTTATATGGTCGTGATAAAAACGCCCAAACCCATTATTTCTGAGTTTGGGACGAATATAGTTTGCAAAATCTATTAATACAGATTGCTCATCATCACTAATAAAATTTTCATAACCCCACGTATTTGGTAGATTAACCTTTATCATCTTCGTGTGTGGTAGATGCGTCTAGTTTTTCTAGATTCTTTTTAATCCAGTAATCATCAGGAACAGTATTATATGGGTCATTGTTACCGGAATAAATGTCCGTAACTTCACCATCAATGTCACGTAATGCAAAAACACAATAGTATTGAACATCATCTTCAAGTGCAGTAAATTTGTGTTTTAAGTTTTTTCTGATAACAATAAATGTTGGAGCGGTGAATTCTTTGCTTCTTCGTTCTTGTGTTTCTGGATCAGTAACATCTACACGAACACGCCCTTTATGAAGCATTGTCACATGGTCATGTGGATGTAAATGCCCGCCGCCATTTACATCTCCATTTTTAGGTAAAACGTGTGATCTAACCCAAATGTTACCGAAATAACCAAGATCGTTGGAAATGCTATCTCCAATAATATCAGGCATCTTTTTTCTCCAATAAAAGTGATTTAGAAGGAATGTACAAATAATTCAATTTGCTTTTTCGTAATGTGTTGATCGCATCATCAAAAGTTTCTACTAATGGATCACCAGCAAGATTAAAACTTGTGTTGAACAAAATTGGAACACCAGTTATTTTTCTAAACTCTTCAATCAATTCGTAGTAGTATTTATTTTGTTCTTGAGTAACAGTTTGAATTCTACATGTATTGTCTACGTGTGTAATGCACGGAACCTGTTTTAACTTCTCGGGAAGAACATCAACAGCATACATCATAAATGGAGACTCTTCAAGTCCAGCCATATCAAACCAGTCATTCATGTGTTCTTTTAAAATTGTTCCCGCAAATGGTCTAAACCACTCACGACCTTTTACTGTGTTAACAATATGTTTACCATCTTTAGCCCTTGGGTCAAACATAATAGATCGATTTCCTAATGCTCTTGGACCTGCTTCTGCACGACCATTAAACATAGAAACAATGTTTTTATTGGCAATCAACTGTGCAACATCGGCCGGCAAAACGTTTTTGATGACAAATTCATCCGCATACTTTTGTACATCAATTTCATCATTTCTATCAATACCAAGATATAATGTTTTCAATGGTTGTTTTTCAATAGGAAGATTTTCTTCTTTGCAATGTTGATACCATGCAAACTTTGCTAAACCAATTGAAGTTCCTCCATCATGTGCAATTGCATCACAATACAAATTAATTTCTGGGAAGCGTTTTTTGTAATAGTAATTTGCAACGCAATTCAATCCATAACCGCCAGATATTACAATATTTTTTTCTCCAGTAAGATCAATAGCTTTCTGAATTAAATCACCTACAAGTTTTTGTGTTTCTTGTTGAGTTTTCCATGCAAAATCTTGGACTATTTTTAAGTCTTCCGGATATTTTACAATATCTTTAATATCAGCACTCAATGGATTGACTTCATCACCCATAGCTTTTAATCGCAGTTTAGGGAATGAATTGATATTAATCAGTCCACCAGCGGGATACTGAGCGTAATATAAATTTTTGTTCGCATCTTCGCCATAAAATAATTCAGGAATATCTTCATTGGGACCACCATATGAGGAAAGTCCCATCAATTTACCAGCTTCAATTGGATGAAATCCTGCATACTGCGTGGCCGCTTCATAAGTCTTACATACATTAACGTTACCATTATATTTAAATTTTTTGTCTTCCGAGTATACTTTCATTCCTCCGTTTTGACCTATTGATTTATACATCAATTCAAGATCATTTGGATATGAGCATTTAAAAATAGTTTCCGTTTCATATCCATACGTTGCGAAAGGAAGTGGCAATTTTAAATCAATAAGAGAACCTGCACCATCAACGACAATTGCTGCCGCAGTATCAAATCCCGAATTGTAAAATGCTCCTGTAGCATGACCAAGGTGATGATAGTCCCAAAATTGAAAAGTCTTTACATCAGGATTATATTTTCTAACGGTCGATGTGAATAATTCTTCGCCAGACCACGTTAATTTGGGATACATGCCTTCACCAGTTCCACACAAAATTAATGTATCTACATGATAGTTGTCTAAGACATAGAAAATACTTCTTAGTGGATTTGCATCATATTTGCGCCTCGTCAAGCGTTCTTCTTCAATGTAAACTTCAATTTTTCCGTCTACAAGAAGACAGATTGATCCGTTATGACCTGGACTAATTGCTAAAATATTATGACTCATTATTTCCTCACCGTTGCTTTAATGTGTGTTTCAATTGATTTAATTAACTTATTCAATTCATCGTCTGTAAAATCCATCCTAGTATCATTGATCCTATCTGCTAGGTGTGAATCGATGCCGTTGATTCTTAATGGAGAATATTTTTTTGTTCCCGACTTTTCAAATATATTGAAAAAATCTGCATACGAAATATTTTCTACAAATGTACTGCCTAAGATTACTGTTCCTGGTTTATTTAAGCCTTTAGCAAAATGCTGTCCGACAGAATCACATCCAATGAAATAGTCAGCAGAATCAATTAATGAAAGCCAAAATCTTAAGTCACCATCGTATTTCAATGTATAAGTATCTTCTTCGGGACATAAGCCTCTGTCACCAAAATAATATAAATTATATTTTTGTGAAAAATGCTCGACCAATTTCAAATAAGATTCGTTTGTCAAACTTCTAGATGAATCATCAATTATATAATTGCCAACTTTTTTTGCTGTGCTTCCCCAAGGTTGAATCACTATGTTTAGTTTATCTTTTCTAGATTCTTCCTGAGAAATAGCTTGACCAATAGCATTCAATGCATTGATCTCTTCACCTTTACTCAGAACAAATTTCAGATTCGGCAAATCGCTATGATCGTCTGTATTGTTGATTATAGCATCAAATGCTTGAACCAAATTTTTCTTTTGTGTGTAGTATGCGGGAAGTCTGTAAGGCTCTGGAGTGATAACTCTAGTTGCATTTAAAAATATATTTTCAAATACGCCTTTGTTTTCGATGTTGAAAACTCTATCTTGAAGTTCTGGTATGCCCCAAAACAATGTGTCCCATCCATAGATGCAAATCTTAAAATCATCTTGTGGATTTTTTAAGTGATACTTTAAAAGTGCTGGAACTGACGTTACTGCACGTCCTGCACCACCATCAATAACGAAAACCGTTCTCTCATTGTCTGTCATAACAACTCCAAAAAAATAATTACAATGTATGTATATCTTATATTATATGAGAATTATGCTCATATGTCAATCAAATAATGAGATTTATATTCTTCTCCAGAGAGTTGCACCACAATCTCCAACAGAACCTAATGCAACATAGGTTTCTGTGCCAAGAGTAAAACCTGCGGTTGTACAATTTGAGGCAGAGCAAGCCGAAGATCCACCGACAGCAGATACACATCTTACTCCCCATGGAATTAAGTTTGAACCAATTGTACATTGTCCCATATTGATTGTTGATCCGCCAGTATATAATGCAAAAACAAATTGTCCTGCACCTGCGCCACCGCTACCTGGATTTGCTTTGTAACTATCTTTCCATCCCAATATATCATTTATAGAAAAGCGTTTTTTGCCACCAAGTAATCCGGCATCAATATAATCTCTGTAGTTTTCTTGTTTCATTTAAGAAATTCTTCTCCAGAGAGTTGCACCACAATCTCCAACAGAACCTAATGCAACATAGGTTCCTTGTCCAAAACCAAATGAATTTGTGACACATGAGGACGAAGAGCAAGCCGAAGATCCATTACACGCAAATACACATCTTACTCCCCATGGAACTAAGTTTGAACCAGTTGTACATTGTCCCATATTGATTGTTGATCCGCCAGTATATAATGCAAAAACAACTTGCCCAACACCTTGAGATGTGGAAGGATTTCCCCGATATGATTCTTTCACTCCACTAATTTCGCCTATGCTATATCTTTTTGGCATTTTAGTATTCCACTACAACAAATCCAGTTCCTGAACATCCACGAAGTGCCAAGAAACATCCAGCCCCCTGCCAACATTGGCACGTGCCATATCCAAAATCATTATAGCAGTAACAAGACCTCATATCACCTGCTTGACCACCGCCATAGCCCGCATTTGCATATGGACATGTGGCAGTGCCACAGCAATAGCAATGGTTACTACCACCACCAAACGCAGTAACGCAATATGCGACAGGCGGATTGCCTGCGGCTGTGCCCACAATCGTAGTAGCGGCTCTAGAAGTTCCTAGTAATACTTCTCCAGGCCATCTGAGTGTGTTTCCAAATTTGCTTGCCAAGTCGGATTCGGGAACGTCTTCGCCGTTAAATCCTTTACAGTTAAATATGTCGCTACCAGATATTCCAGGGAAAGGTCCCAAGCAATTTCCACCTGCTGGGCTTCCAGAAGCTCCGCCAGGACCAGTTCCGAAGCTAACACCTCGGGTGCCAGTGCCACAGGAACCTGGGCATCCTTTGTTACCACAGTATCCAGCAATTTGGGTTCCTGAGCAAACGCAAAATGTTCCACCAGCAAAACAACAGTTACAAAATGCGTTGGTTGCATTACACCCGCCATATGCATAAACAGCAGTTCCAAAACAAGACGATCCTCCGTTTCCGGCTCCAACTCCAATATTACATGTGCAACCAGCAGTGACAGGAACAGTCGCAACAACGTAGCCGCCACCGCCACCACCATGACCAGTTACGGATTGGTTGGAACTGTTAGTGAAACTAGATCCACACCCGCCAGCACCAAGAACGGTAACACGAACTTCATCAACACCAGAAGGCACTAAAAATGTTCCGGAAACACCGAAAAAACGAAATCCTCCGGTACCATATCCAGGCTTAATGTCCCTTATGCCATAATAAACTTGCGATTCTATCGGAATCGAAACATATCTTCCCATTTTAAACCTCGTTTTCTATATTAGGTCTCACAATAAAAGGCTCACCATAGTAGATTTTTTTGTCCAAATATGCGAGAGTCCATCCCTTGTGCTGATTAACTTTTTCATACACAAAATTAAAGTTTGAAATGAAAAGGTCAACTGCATTTTTTATTTCATTCGTTAAATTATTTTGATAATGTGAACTAGCAAATAAATTATCATAGTATTGTTTAGTTTCAGATATTTCTTGCTTTGTACTGTTTGCTAGTGTCTCAAATTCTTCTTCTGTCATATCTGATGGAATGAAGGTATCTTCATTGATTTGTTTCCATCCAGGATAAGCAGGGTATGTTTCAACATAACAATTTTCTGGTCTAGAACCAACAGGATTTCCAAGAAGTCTATTGACTACAATTCCGTCATTAACTTCAAGATATATCAATTGCGTATTTTCGACAAGCATTTATAATTACTCCTCTACACCAAATATAACAGCAGAAACACTCGCTGCCGAACTTCTAACAATAATCTTTTCACTGGCCCCCAAAACAATAGCAGAACGCTCTAAAACTCCAGCTGGAGGAATAGAGGCTTCAAATTCAATAAAACTATTAGCAGTCATCGTACTTAAGTCGGTAACCGCTATTCGTACTTTTACTGGATCACTAGTGCTTCTGTTGCATATAGAAACTGTACAACTGGAAGTTTTTCCTGCTGGTGTAGTGTATACAATCGTTTCTGTTGTTGCGCTTAAATCAGCTCTTCCTAAAATTCCTGTTGACATTTTTTATCCTCTTTTAATTTATATGAAGTATTTATATCAAAAACTTCCGTAGAAATACAATTTTGCGGCAGATACTCCACCGCCAGCAGAAGCCCATCCAGTAGATTTATATACTTCCAACGCATCTGTTGTGGTATTGAACCTAACCATACCGACTGTTGCATATCCAGACTGTTGTGCAGTAGATCCCGATGGAATTTTTAAAGCGCCTGTGCTTGAAAAAACACCGTCACCTGAAACAGTTAAACCAGTTAATGTTCCGACTGAAGTGATGTTTGGTTGTGCCGCGGTTGTTACAGTGCCAGCTGTAGTCGCTGTGCTTGCATTGCCTGTTAACGCACCAACAAAAGTTGTTGATGTGATACTTGTTAAACCGGCGAATGTTGTGACTGTTGAGCCTAAACTAACACTTGTACTACCAATTGTTAATGCACTATTTGCAAGTTTTGAGTTTGCAATAGCGGCACTTGCGCCAATGTCAGCATTGACAATGCTACCACTTAATGATAGTTTGCTGTATGCGATAGCGGCACTTGCGCTAATGTCACCATTGACGATTGTTCCGTCTGCAATCATTGTACTAGTAACAGTACCAGTGTCGGCAGAACCAACTAGCGTTCCTGATGTAGGCAATGTTACACTAGTATTTGCTGTAACAGCCACTGTTGTATTGAATGCACCAGATGTTGTTAAGTTTCCACCAAGAGTGACTGTTTTTGCGCCGTTGTTGACACCTGTACCACCATACGTTGGATTGATTATTGTGCCTTGCCAAACACCAGTTCCGATTGTACCGACTGATGTGAGTGAAGAACCAGTAACGCCTGAACCAAGAGTTGTGGAAGATAAAACTGATGTTCCATTAATTTCAAATACTTTACCTGTAACAAGGTTAAAATCTTCAGAAGAAGTCCAACCGAGCGAAGACCAAGTAATAGTTTTATCAGTAGCACCCTTAAGAGTAATACCACCACCATCGGCAGTAACATCGCTTGGTGTAGCAACAGAACCCAATTCAATATTTTTATCATCAACTGTTAGGGTTGTTGAATTGACTGTTGTTGTTGTACCGTTGACAGTTAAGTCGCCAGTTATTGTTGCATTACCGGTGACAGCTAAGTTTGTCGAAAGTGTCGTATTACCGGTAACGTTTAAATCTGTTCCAACATATAGTTTCTTAGCAACACCAAGACCACCAGCAACTTTAAGTGTGCCTGTAGTGCTTGAAGATGCGTCTGTAGTTCCTGCAAGTGTTAGAATGTCTGTTGCTGTATCGTATGTAAGTGCAGAATCATCTGTTAGTTGACCTGCTGTAGTCGCAAGTGTAACTCTACCAGAAGTTAAGTTGTTTGCAGTTACTGTTGCGCCAATTACTGTGGTTGCATTGATAATGCCTGAAGTGCTAGACACTGAGTTAACAACGTTTGCGGTATCATTAAACGCATTTCTAAACTGACCAAACGTGTCGCTTAAGAGTACTTGTGAAATAGGCATGATTAGTCTTGTCTCTCTTTAGTTATTTTTAGTAATAGATGTTTAATTTCGCTAAGGTCTGACTTGATGGCGTCTACTTCTCCACGAATCAACGTGATTTCATTTCTACTCTTATTTATATCAGATATTTTTCTTTTTTGAATTTTATATTTCAAAAGTGAGTCCATATCGGTATTCAGAATTGCTTTAGAATTCTTATCTCTCTCTGTGAATCCACGAATGGGTTCTGCAATTTTAATCTTTTCTACTATCATGCTAGTGCAATTCCTCTTAAATCTTTGATTTTCGGAGCATAACTTGGGTTGCTAGACAAGAGAACAATCTTAATTGCGAAGTTCTTGTATCCCTGGAATGTTCTTCCGTCGGGTGTCGTATATGCAACTGTGTTATTTAGAACACGGAAAATGTCTTGGCTAGAAGCAACTGTAGAGAATGCAGATTCGACTATCAATGAAACATTATTTGTAATACTAGCAACAACTCGCTCTGTTCTAGCAGTGCCGACAGCGATTGTATCACCAATCTTCAAGTCTTCAATGAAGCGAGTGGATGTGCCAGTAACTGTTGTAGAAACGTTAGAAATTGCAACTGTACCAGCAAGCAATTCAGAACCACCAGTTTTTGCTACAGACGGAACAACATACTTTTCTTCTTTGTACTCATTTTGATTGAGTGTGAACGTTTCTGTTCCAACTAAGTCCATTGGAGTATAGAACTTATCGTCAAATGCATCCGTGTCATTTTCATTCAACAACTTACAGTAAACTTTAATCGATGTTCCTGGTGGACGATTGATTCTCAAATAAGTAACTAAATCTGCGGCTTCAAATCCGTCATTCAATGTCACAACTTTAGTGATGTATCTAGACTCTGAAGAATATGGTCCAGTTGGATTTTCTTCATTGCGAATAGACATTGCTTGACTGACAGCATTTGATGTAGTAAAGTTATTTACAACAGTCAAAACTGTGTTACTTGATACAGAAGAAACTCTGCGATATTCGTCACCGAAGTATGCGTATTCACCAGGGAATACTTGTGTCGTAAAAGTTGTACCAGTACCAATAACAACATTATTGCCAGAACTATATGCAACTGTTCCGGTTACGGCAGTACTGTCTAAATTGTTGATAACGTTTTTATCAAAGTTAACCTCAAGTTTTTCGTTGTCAACGTATGGGGTAATATACTTGTTTGTCGTAGACAGGGTTGCTTTTAACAGCAATGATTTTTTATTGCCAGCCGATGTTTCAATTGACGTATTCGAAATCTGTTTTCTAGAACGCAATACCAGTCTTTCATATTTTTTAATTGCAGTGAACTCTTCATCGACTACTAAACCACTATCAGCAGTTTGAATTTCATACTTGATGTTAGTTCCAGGAAGAACAACATCTGCAAACATTGGTGTTAGCGCATCATATGTAAAAGCAGTAGCGATTGGAGTGTTATTCCAATAAGCAACTTTAGATTCAGTCGTACTGAATTGTGCGACTCTCATAGTAAACTTCATATCAATATTTTGTTTTACAGTCCAAGTCTTGTCATTAGACGATGAAAATAAAACACCGCTATTGTATGCAGATTCAATTCTAGATTGCTTATTTGGTTCTGTGATATCGATTGCACCCAACTCAGCAACCCAAACTGCAAAATTGCCATCATTGTTTGACGGCTTAACCGTGAAACAATAATCAACACCAGGACTCAAAAAGATAGGATTTTTAAATGTAAATTTAGTTGCCAACGATGCATCTTCACTTATATTGATATCGGCATTCTTAACAACCGCATTGTCGGTAGAACTGACTAATTCTGGTGATGGAAATCCATTGTCAAGTTCACGTATGTCAACCGTAACAAAAGCAGTTTTTGCATTAGGCGATTCATTAGCTGAGCCTGGCACAGATGATGGTTTTGTTCTAAAAAATAAGTCAATAGAAGTTACATACATACCCTTTTCGAATGTATTCGGATCAACAAAGAAACTCTGCGATAATGGATCGACTCCAGGCGGTGGCGCTGGTGGTGGTATAGTCACTCTTCCAGTTTCAACACGCTCAGACGAAACAGTTTTTCTACCTATATTTCGTACTGTATTGAATTTTACATTAGTGGGTGGTCTAGAGTTAATTGAAAAATTTGCAGTTTTTGTCAGAACACCCTGCGATGTTATCATATTTCTTGCACTTGTGAGCATTGTGCCGTCTGAGTTCGTAGGACTATCTGTAATTTTAAACTCACGCATGCCAGTGTAAAATTTATGTTTTGGCACTTCAAACAACAAAAAGATTTCACCATCTTTAACAGTAAATTGTTGTCCAAGGGCACCATCGGCAAGAAGTTTCCAAGTAGTGTCCCGACCAGTCAATTCAAAGATTCCAGTAGTAGTATTAGCGGCAAATGTATTCAGCGTCTGTAGAGTAGAAGCACCTAGCATTCCGATCTGATAACAATTTGCGGTAACATTAACACCATCAAAGAATGCGTAGACTCTAGCGTTGTTTTTCAAACCTCTAGCATGAATTACAAATTCACGTTGACGCATCCATAGTGCAACTTCTACATTCACAACTCTATCAAAAGAAACTTCTTGTTTACTTGCGCCGGTGAAATTGCCAGTTGCGATTCTATTAAACGCATCTTGTGTTACGGTGCGTAATGCTGTAGTGACACGTTGATTGCCTTGTGTTGTCACTATTTGATTTGTATCTACTGTTTCAATCTTTCCACCTTCAGCAACGCCAAGCCAACGTTGGTTTAATGGTGCTACCTCTGTATTCCATGCATCAGTCAATGCTTTCCAGTTATCTGCTCCATTGTCATCATTGTATACTTGCGCCTGACTTTCCAGATTTTCTGTTTCAAAGAATGAGTCACCAAATGGCATGACTGATAAATCGCCAGTCCAAGTATAGAATAATTCTTCAGCAAGTCTTAGTTGTCTAGAAGCATATTGCTGTTTTAGACCGGGCGCTAGAACTTCAGTATACGGCAACATAATTTTGTTACCAGTTTGTTTTTCCGTTG